AGAACCCATTACTACATCTACTGCCCATACTGGGGCAGCAAAAAATAACACAACCAGAATCGTAATTAAAGATTTCATTTCGCTACAGAATGTTGTTCTTTGTAAGTGTTGAGTTTTTGAATTAAATCGTTATACTCGTCCCACATGTATTCAGAACCTGTCTTCTCTTGATAGAGTTGGCAGGCTTTAACTAAACGTGTGATGTCGCTATCGTTTAAACGCATTGTCATATCAGAACTCATAATGTAATTATAGATTGTGTGGGTAAAATTGCTTTATTTTAACATACTTTTAATAAGTATGTCAGCAATTCCACGCACGTAATGATTTGTTGATCCTACTATCAGGATCACTGGCAGTTTTCTTTGAAGTTAATTTCTTTTTCATTCCTTTCATTCGAGCGCAAAACGATGCCCTACGGGGATTTCCAGCCTTCTTGCTTGGTGCCTTGAGGTCAGATCCTGGATTTTCCTTCTCGTAAGACTTTCGTCCTTTCTCGTTAAGTCCACCTTCTTTTGATTTGCCAGCCTTTTTTGTCCAGGCTGCACTTTCTAAAATCTCGTTCTCCTGAGCTTTGGCAGACTCAGCGAGTCTTTTAAATTCTTCGTATTTTTTCATACCAAGTATCAGGGTTAACTGGATTATTTAGCGTTTTCCACCACTCATATCTTTTAACATCTTCTGTAGTTCTGATGTAGAACCTACAAACATAGCATTATTAGTAACCTTAGATGGACCTTTCTTTTCTTCGTCTAAGTCTTTCATATTCTTATGCAACGCTTGAAGTTTCTCTGTCATGTCTGCGACGTGCTTCATTGCCGCTACAGCGACTTCATACGCTCTTGGGTGCCCTGACTCCTGAGCAACCTCTAAAGCGCCTCTGACCGCCTCCTGACCCTGATCTATGAGTGAGTACAATTCTCCGCGAGTATATTCATAGTCTTTTGTTTGATCATCCTTGTCATTTTTATGACCCGCAGGTTTGATAGGTTGCGACTCAACATCAACACTGATGTTTAGCATCTCCTCCATGTTATCTTCTAAGCTACTCATAATATCTGAATCCCTTCATTAAATCCAAAGTCATCACCAGAGTCTAACAATGCAGTATCTGCTGCATCAATATTACCATCAGTATTAATATCTGTTTTGGCAACTGGTGTATATGTTCGTGTAATTGCTCTACGATTAACTGCAGCATCACCAAGTGTTTCATGAATGATTGCTTTCTTAATAACGTCAGCAGTATTGTAAGGACCGTACAGATAAGACTTCATTGTAAAGTTGAGAGTATAGATGATATATCTACGCTCATAAAAACTGTCATCCCATTCATCTTCGTAGCTAACATTGTTCAGAACAATAGCAATATCTCTTTTCTCATCCATATCAGGAATCATATTGAGAGTTATAGAAAATGATGGTTGAAAGTATGGTAAGATTTGTTCAGTAATTTGTAATGCATCATCTTGAGATTTTGCCATTACTCCTAATTCAAAACTTAAATTATAAGGAACAGGCACATACTGCACTCTTACTTCACCACCATTACCATCAATGATAGTTTTGTATTTTTGAATTGGAGATGTCTTACGAGTTGAATCATAGTCAATACTAGTCATCTCAAAATACAATCTTGGTAAAGTGATTGCTACTTTTCTATTAGATGCGTTCTCTTCTAGTCTAACAATAAACTTTTGTTTAGGACCATATGCCAATGGTACTTTTAATTCTTCTAAAACAGAACCATCGCTAGGATCTGTACTCTTCATAGTAATATTATTGAAGAGCGTACCAAACGCTACAATGTTCTTGCGAACAATTTGATTATAAAAATGTGATCCTAACATTAGATACTACCTGTAAAATTACCAAATTCACCAAATGGGTTTCCTTCACTCCAATCTACGATATTGTCAGCATCATTTTCGATCTGTCTATTTTGATCGTAGTTGCTGTTGACGTTATTTAGAGTGTCGAAAGTTTCTGGACTCCACTTAGCACCTGAAGTTAAACCAGTGATTACTTCAGCAGTGGTGAATGTTCCAGTTCTATTGATGACTGACAGAGCTCTGGTTGTGCTATCCCAAGACTTGACTTCTGCTCTATTGTCTTTAGGTGAGTAATCAATAGTAATAGTAGGAGCGGAGGTATAACCACTACCTGCACTAGTGATAGTAATACCATTGACGATACCAGTGCTACTAACTGTTGCAGTCGCTGTTGCACCTGTACCTCCTCCTCCAGAAATAGTTACGGATGGTGGTGTAGCAACTTTATAATGTGCTCCACCATCTGAAATTGTAATACCTGAAACAGCATCGCCTGTAATAGCAGATGTTGCTTTTGCTAAGAACTCATCACCAACAACTTCCTCCCCTACAGTAAAGTCTCCTGCACCACCAGGATCCATTACCAGTTTGATTGCATTGTCAAAGAGTTGTTCTATTGCATCAATCTCAGTAATTCCAGTATCAAAGTCATCACTACCAACCTCATAGATCTCAGCAGTGATAGCATAGAATTGGATCTTACCAAATTGGAAGAATGGTTCTTCCTTACCAACAAATTTAATTTCGTAAATGTCTTGTGTTAATGGGAAGTACAGTAAGTCCCCTTCATTAGGTCTAGAACTTACTGTGAGATTGGGATTATGATCTGCTACCTCTTCATCCCAACGTCTTGTAGACACACGGAAGATAATTTCGTCTGTAATTCTTAAACCGAACTTGGAGATGAACTCAGAGTTGTCACCAAAACCCATGACGTTCTGTAACAACATCTCAATTTGGAATTGTTCTTGATACTTAGTGTATCTAACTTCATCCAGAGTGCTGTCTTGTAGAACTATCTTGGGGATATAGTAAATATCTGTACCAAACAGTTTGATTTGCTCATCCACAAGATCCTGAACGAGACCTTGTTCGCCACTGTGACCTTGATAGTATGTTGGAAAATAGGAACTGGTAGGCATTTTATCCGATCATATCCATAGGGGGAATTGCATACTTACTGAGAACTTCGCTTTCGATTTTCTCAATTTCTGCTAGTGCGTCTGTATATAACTCTCTACCGTTAAGCGTGATGCCGCCAGGTAACTGAACGTTGTTGTACTTAATTAAGTTCTGACCCCACTGCTTCTTTAACAAAGCTGTGGCATACCGTTTAACAAACAAATCATTGTACATCTCAGTAGCATCATTGGGGTCAATCATGCGATGACATTCAATAAGGATATTAGATTCTTTTTTCAAGAAATCCTTATCTAGATCCATATAAAGACGATCACGACGTGCTGTGAATCTAAACTGCTGGAAACTTCCATTGTTTAGAACCATATCTAGAGTTTCTAGATATTGCTTAGTCATATAATAGTTGAGGATATCAAGTGATCCAAATGCATAGAGATCATTCAGGAACATTTGATACTCAATACCAAATAGATTTGAACGGATTGAGTTACTGACAAGACCAAATACTTTACTAATACCAGTTACATGGGATGGTATAGGTATATAATTTGTAGTCTCTTTCCAAGTTACAGTATCGGCCCCATCTGTTTTGGTTGTGGATACACTAGCTGCAAACCTAGTTTTATCGTCTTCAGTTAATTCGTGATATAAAAAAGCACGCTCCATACCGTTGTAACAGTTCTCTTGAAAAAACTGAACGGTATCATCAATTACATTATTTACCTGTTCGTCATCAACATTAACCTGCAATACAGGTTCACCCAATTGCCTCTTGCAATATGTGATGAGATCAGCTCTTGAGTTTGGAGATGCCATTACACACAAAAAATCCCTTCGTTCCTATTTAGGAAGGTTCGATGCTTGCAGGTGATGCTTCAGTAGGAGGTTCTGTAGGTTCTTCCTGTCCCTCTCCAGAAAGTAATCCAATAGTCTCTAGACCACCTTCTAGTTTAATTTTATATTCTTTTGCTTTCGCTAAGTTTGTTTCCAGTTCGCCAATTTGCTTTACAGTAGTAGCAATTTGTTCTTCAAAATTCTTTTTGAGTTGTTCGGGATCCATGGTCATTATTATCAAATATGATATTGTATACTGTATTTATCATGTTGGAGAAACCCTATATGAATACTTATCATCAACAATTAATGAAGGCATGAAATTCATAGAGATAGAAACTCTACCATCTTTTCTGTTATCAGAATAACCATGGGTAAGATTAGATTGCCATAGCATCACCTCTCCTTCAGAAGGGTGCATGATAACATCACAGTTATATTTCCCTAGCTTATTCATGTCTGGTAGCAATGAAATTGATGGTGCTTGTGAATGAGTAGAACCATCTGGATGTCTGAAAAATAATGGTGCATGTCCTTCTTCATGACAAACATAATATGTTCCAGATATAAATGCATTAGTATGAAAATGTGGATACTGACTTCCACCAGTATCACATAAATTTAACCAGCTATCAGTAATAATCATTCTCTCAGGAAGATCATATCCCAAATCATCAGCAACAAAAGAAGTACATTGATCTTCTAACCACTGTTTAAATTCTGACATTTCTTTTCTGTGTAGAAATGATCTACCAGATGTATTGTCGTAATGATGTAGGTTGTTATCCATTGCATTAGTGATCATATTTTCACCTGTCATCATGTCGATAATTTCTTTCTTTACAACATCACTATTTGGGTAAAGTTCTCTACCAATAACTTTAGGAAAAATATCAATTAAATTCATTATTTTTTTAATACAAAAATGTTTATTCCATTCCACCAAGAATTTGTATCTTCAATTTCACCAGTAAGAATACTTCTTTCATACAAAACTGTAATCTTATTCTCTTCAATAAAATCTTTTGTCGATGTCAATACACCATCAAGGTTTGCATCATCAACCACTAATATAAATTCATTCTCTGTATATTGAAGAATGTGATTTAAACAACTTCTCTGTACATTCAATTCATGATCTGCGTCATAAAAAATAGTATTTACTTTTTTATCTAAATTTTCTTCTGTAGCTTCACGGATATCACCATTTAAAATTGCAATGTTGCTGTTGTCTGTCCATACAGATTTTACATTCTCAATGAAAGTTTCAATAGATCCTTCTTCATCATCCCATGGAATGTCTTCTCTGATTGGTTTGATATCTACATCACGCCAATGATCTGCTGCATAAGCAGTAATATCATTACCTTGAATTGCTGCACAGAATGTGCTGCCATTAAACACACCAATTTCTAGATACTTTGTATCCTCGTAAGAACATAGATTGTTGAGGAAGTGCCTTACCTTATCAGAAGTTAGACCCTGAATGTCGTGATCAAATTTTGACTTCCCTTCAATAGCTTTATCAATAGAGTCTAAACATCTGGTTACAAATGGGTGACATACTCTCTCTTGTTTTTTAAGATGTGCTTCAACAACTGTATCGCAATAATTACATTCCCAGCAATCAAACTTACAATTTTTAATTTTATCTCTCCATATATCAATGGGACGATCTTTCATATTAAGATCTTCCATGTATACATTCATACGTGGGAAGAGAATTTCATCACCATCATTCCATTTTTTAATGATGTCCATAGACTCCATTAATCTGATAGCACTTTCTCTACCATGCATTTTAAATACATCGATACCTAGATCAAGAAACTCTTGCCAGTCTTCTCTCCATGGCGGAATGTTTGCTGCTTTAAGAGATGCTGATGATTCTGTTACATCCCAAGTAGAACAAGATACTCTACTGATTTCAGAATTAAAATATTGAGGACTATCATCTCTTGTGGCATTGTATTGATAATGCTCTGGCATAATAGGACAACCACCCCAGCAATTTTCATTAGCTAGCAATGATAGTTTTACTGGTTTATCAATAGATGCACAATATTCTTTTGCTTCGATAACTCTATTGAGAGCATCTTTATCTCTCATTAAATCTCTATCAAGATTTACATAGTGAAATCCTGCTCTAGCACAAGCAACAATTTCATTTGCTTTTGTGACTTCTCTAAGGATTGTGTTTTTGATAAACAGTTCAGGAAATTCTCTTTGAATTTGTCCCGAAGAAACCCATGATGTGTGAGGTAGAGTTACAATACGAACACCCTTATCATACAAAGGTTTAAAATTTTCTATCCACAGATCTAGATTTTTTTGATCTGGTCTAATCCACATGTTATTAAATGTGGCAGACAAAGGAATACCTGTCTCTTGAGAAATAAACAATGCATTTCTTGTAGTTCCACTAACAGGATCAACTACAAAAATATCACCCATCGCATCCTGATTAAAAGGAGGAATACGACAGGTAAAATATAGATCGTAAATTAAATGTTTATGCTCAATGAGGAATGGTATAAAAGTCTCCTCAGCAAATTTTTTATTGATCTTCGGGTTGATCGGCAGACTGAAGACGCTTGTCATTGAGTTGGTCACGGATTTGATCTAGGAGAGGGATGTTAAGGTTGTGTTCTACACCATGGAATGTAGGAACTTGAACGTCAGGAGATTCTGCATATGCTTGAAAATACTTCTCTGTTCTTCCTTGAATCTTATCCATAGAGATCTTCATCAAACAAGCATACTGAGATGCAACATCAAGAATACCAACTTGATCTTCTTCTTTCATCATAGCAATAGAATCCATGTTGCCAATACCGACTCTACCATTTGCCATAATATCTAAAGCAGCTTGTTTACCAAGTCTTGCAATCCAATACTTTCTTTCATCTTCTTCATCCCATTCAACTGAATCCAATAGATCTTGTTTTGTTAGACCTTTGTCTTTAATATAATCTATGAAAACTTGAAGTTCATATTCTGCTTGACCCTTTCTTCTATTCCACATTTCTTTATCGAGTTCAGCAAACTCAACTTCAGCTGCAGCAAATTCAATATCAAACTCATCTCCATCTTCTGCTTGGAGTTTCTCTAGTAAAGCTTTATCACGACGCAAACGAATATCTCCCTTCTTTTCATCGAGGAGCATTTTTTCATATTGATGTGATCGATTCTCGATCTCTAACAAAACTTGTTTTAGTTGTCGATCTTCTGTGACATGTGATTTGATCACATAGTCTAAAATTTGATTCTTCGACATACCAAGAGATACTCTTACAGCAATATCTCTAATTTCTTTATCTGTAATTACACCCATAATAAATCAAAAAATAATGATTAGAACTTGATACCAGGAATTACCTCATCTCTAATTAAAACACCCTGTTCGTTTTGGGTGTATTTATTTTCTTCTTTTGCCTGTTGTTCTGGCATTGGAAGACCAAGGTAGTTCTCATATAACCTATTTATCTTCCTAATTGTATCGCAATCTGAGAACTCTTTTTTAATTTCTGAAGACTTAATGTAGAGTGCTTTTACATTTCTGTTGTAAGCATTTCTTTTTTCTTGAATTTTTGTTTTTAAATCAACTGGAGCTACACCCTTTGCTACTGACAATTCTCTGATGATGTAATCATTATTATTATCTACATCGTCATTTTGATATTCCCATGTCTTTTTCTCTAGTGCAGAAACACCTTCGTCTAAAGCTAAGAACCTTTGTTCAAAAGTTTGTTCTACAATTAACTTTGCTAGGAACTTCATAGTTCTTAGAATAGTATCATATCTCTTTTGTGTGACAGGAACTGCTACTTTAGGTCCTTCAGGTGCCATATCAGCATAAGATAGATTATCAAAATCTGCCTCATTTTTTAAATCATCAGCAGGAACTTTAATGGTAGAACGAATATCACCAAGACTTCTCATACCAAATACTGCCATCTCTTTATCCATCTCGACAAATCTGTCTGATAAAGAATTTATACCATTTACGTCTTCAGAATCCAACGAGAAAACATACCAATCAAGAACAGAGTTGATTGGTTGGTATGTAAGTAATTTTGTTAGATCGGGGAGTTTACCAACGAAATATCTTTTTGTCATGCTTATACTCCTGTGTAACCGCTAGCTAGTGTACCATATTCAATAGCAGCACCCGATGCTCTACCAGGTGTTCCCTGAGAGTTGAGACTGCCATTTAATCCAAATGAGTGTGTGGAGAAACTTACTTGACCACCAGTATTGTTCTGACCACCATCATACATACCGTTCATAAATCCATGTGTCATTCCCGTATGGAATGTTTCTTCACCAGTAGTTGCTGGTTTACTAACAGATCCTAGGTTAGAACCAGTAGTGTCATCTCTTCTTGAAAGTGCAGCGTTGGTTTGGTAACCACCTGCAGTGTTCCAATAAGAGAAATTAAGACGTGAGTTCCAAGTCTTGTTAGTTCCATCAGTGCCAGGAGCAGAACTCCAACCAGACCACGATTGAGTTGACCAGTCAAAGCTGTATCCATTACCACCTTGCTTATACCAACCTTTAGTTTCGCCATAACCACATGCAGGGTTATCACCACCAGTAGATCCGCCGCCACTAACAGTTGATACACTGTCATTAGTTAAGTCGTATCTGTCTGGGTTGTTGTTATTGTTTCCACAAACATATGCATACTTAAAGTCTCTCTTCATAACAGAAGTTCTGTTTCTTGAAGTCTGCATCGATGTTGCAGCACCAGCATTGGACTCAGTGACCATGCTGAAACTAGAAACATAGTTACCAGTATTGTTCCAACCGTTTGCTGTGCAGAAAACATATGCTCTCATAGCAGAGTTTTGAGCACCTGCTGTGTATGCGTCAGACTGATCAATTCTGTCGCCAATGTTAGCGTTACTAAACGTAGCATGTGTACAACGGTTGATGTTTCTCCATGCAGCACCACCTCGGTAACCTGCTGCTGGATATCCTCTAGTAATATTAAAACCTTCGGCAAACTCAACAATGTTTTCCCAATAAGCGTTAGTACCATCTGATTTCAGTGTGGCTCCAACGGTGCTTGAATCACCAGCACTTGCAGGAAATTGCTCTGGTAAAGTTGAAAATGGCGCACCATTTACAAGCAAACTATTACTGCCAATATCAATATTACCACCGAAGGTACATGAACCATCCGTATTCAACGAAATGTTGGGATTGGTTGAACTACCTGCGGCGGTATATTTAAGTTGATCTACTCTTAATTCTGATGCCATGGATAATAGGATCTCCTACCTTTACTATTTAGACGATGTTCCAGCTACCGCCATCAGCAACTGTGATCACAATATTGTTATTTATAGTGATAGGACCAAAACTACCACAGTTTGTTCCATTAGGAACAGTAATGTTCTCAGCAACAACTTGACTGTTTGCTTTGAAGATACCGTAGGAGTCGATCCATTGCCTTACGCCGTTAGCGTAAAGAACGCTGGTGTTTGCTTGGTTAACGAAAGTTTGACCTTCGATGTTTGTAGATCCAAGGACATGTAAGTCGTATGTAGGATCTTGTTTCTTAACACCAACTTTGGACAATCTATAGATGTCATTGCCGTTAGAAGCTTCTGTCCATCTAGATGTTACAAACTCTTGGTTGTTCTGGAAGAACTGACCATTCAAGTTAATATCACCTTGAACATTTAATTGATAGTTTCTACTCTGGTTATTAGTTGGGTCGGTTCCAGAAGTTGCATTAGTGTTAATTGCAATTCTATTGTCACCCTTAACCAAGAATGCAGGAGTTCCATTCCAAGATTGTCCACCACCAGCAGTTGATGCAGTAATTTCAAATGCATCACTATGTCCAATCTGGTTACCAATTCTGAAGTTTTTCTGACTGGAGGAACCTAAGAAGTACATACCAGCACCAGAGTTATCATTAGCGGAATCTAACGTAACATAATTTCTAAATCTGGATGTACCATTAACATCTAACTTAAAGCTAGAACTTGGAGTTGAAGTTGAAATACCAACTGATCCATTATAATCAATGGTCATTGCCTCAGTTCCAACAGTTAGTGGAACCTCGTTACCACTTCTGCCAGGATCAACCATGAACGCAATGCGTCCATAAGAAGACCAAAGTGCCATTCTCTCACTGCCTCTATGGTCATAAAGTAGACCACCTCTTACAGTATCGTTATAAGTGAGTGCAAGACCAAACTGAGAATCAGCACCACTAGAACCATCTACCCAGTTACCATTAAACTGAGCAATGTCCATTCCATGAACAGTACCATAACTGTTAAAGTTAGAAGGTCTAATTCTCAACTTAACGTATGACTCACCAGCACGGTTAGTAAATACAGTCTCGCCAATACCGATCTTATTCTCAGAAGAGTCAACGAATAATGTATAGTTATCAACGTTAAGATCAGCAGTTAATGTTGTTGTATTGTTAACAGTTGCTGTTCCACTAACAGTGAGGTTAGAACCTGCACCAGTTAGGACAAGCGAACCAGTCATGGTATCACCAGTCTTCAGAACGTTGAGTGATGCAGCACCAGTTAGAGATGCGGTAATTGTTCCAGCGGAGAAGTTACCAGCAGAATCACGTTGTACTGCATAACTACCAAGGTTAGCACTACTAAATTGAATGTTACCTTCGTTCCATGCTTTCTGACCATTGATAGTAAATGCATCAGCATTTAGAACTGTCAATGCTAAAGTACCAGATCCTAAACTAGCATTACCACCAGCTGCTTCAAATTTAGCAGTATAGTGATCATCTGGAGTTGCCGATACTAACTGAGAAGATCTAAAGTAAATTGCAGGACTAGATGATTGACCATCAGTTCTTCCAAGTCTTAGTTCACCAGATCCAGAGTTATTAACAATCTTACCAACGTCTACTGTATTACCATCTTCTAGAGTAAAGTCATCAAATGGTTGTCTGTTAGATGCACTACCAGCAGTAAGAGCACCAACAAAGTTACCAGAGTTGAGTCTACCAATTAGAATCGTAAAGTCGTTAAAGTTATCTGCTGTATCATCGTTAGTTACAACACTATCAATAACAAAACTACCAACAGCTTGTGCGTTGGCGTTATACAAGTTGATTGGATTACCTGCAGCAAATACTCCCGTTGCAGATGTGTCGAGGATAACTCCAGAGAAGTAAATTCTGAACTTAGGATCACCAAGGAATCCTTTAACACTTACGTTATCTCTAAAGTTAGTTGCACTAATGAATCTAGGAAGTCTATTATCAGATAAAGTTCCTTCATTAATGTTTAGAGCATTTTGATACCAAGTGCCCTGTCTATTGTCAAGTCTGTCAGCGTCAAGACCAGAGTCAAGACCATCATTCAATGATGTCCATACCTTCGCCCATGTACCGAAAGATCCAACACCAGTTCCAGATCCACGGAGATACATGTTATCATTATCCGTGAATGCAAGTTGTCTTACACCACCAAATCCAGCATCGAAACCAGAACCACCATTTCTGAAGGTTACAGTCATGTTTCTGGTGCCACCATCAGTTAGTCCATTAGCACTATTGAAGATTGTGTTAGCAACAATACCAGAACTGAAGTTGTTAGGAGCAGGAGAAGAGGACGGGTTGTTAGTACCTGTAAGAACACGAATCGTGTTACCTGCTGTACCAGAAATTGCGATGTTGTAAGTTCCAGCTAATCTATCAGAAGATAGAGTACCAGCACTCATGTTACTAGCATTTAGATAGAATGTACCTTGTACACCGTCTAGTAAGTCAGCATCAAGTCCACTATCTGCACCAGTCTTAAGTTCAACAGATCCATTTCCTGCCTGACCAAGATTGAATTGTGATTTCTTATATCTAGAAACACCAATTGTACCGTAAAGGTCAGCAGAAATTGTAAGATCAGTAACTCTCTGAACGTCAATAGATACGTTTGCATACTGTCTGTTGACCGTAGAAACTTTTGATTCTAGTACAAGAGAGGATCCAGCACCAATGACACCAGGAGCAGAGGTTACAGTAAAGTCTGAACTATATCCAGTACCACCATCAGTAACAGTAATTTCTGTTACAACGTTACCAGCAACAACAATATTAACCTTGAGTCCAGTTCCTGTTCCACCTGTTAGCGAAACATCAAAGTATTGACCGTTGGTGTAACCAGAACCAGCGTTAGAAATAATAACATCATCAACAAATCCACCTTGAGTGAATGTTGATTCAAATGATAGAGGAGATGCACCACGCTCAAACTCAATAATTGTTCCGAGAGGAATTGTTGCATTGACTGGGTTGTTTAGAGAGATCGTAGTTAGACCTGCTGCGGTAATAACACCAGTAATGTTTGTATTAGTCTGAATACCACTTACAGTATTCTTAACTTCATGACCAATAAGAACATCAGAGTTTGTAGTAAAGATCATCTGAGATGATCCTGTAGTACACTGAGATGCCAATCTTGCAAAGTACCTGCTTTCTGCACCTTTGAGTGACTGCATTGCTAGTGCAAAGCTAGAATCACCTCTTAAGAATGTGAAGGAGTTTGCAGATCCACCAACAGCAAGTCTGTCTGTTTCAATAACACCAGATGTAATATCGGAAGCAGCAATCTGATTGGAAGATAGTGATACCCAGTTGTTAGCATCGAAGGAAGATGTATTTACAACTCTAGTAATGTTAACTGTATTAGCAGTAGGTGATGTACTATCATCAACAGTATCAGTATCTTCTATCTTAATGTTGTTGACGATATCACCATATATTCTGCTCTCAATTAGAGCATTACCTTGTGCTTGTGTACCAGCTCCAGTAGGAGCAGCAAATGTAATATTAGGAGCAGTAGTATATCCTTTACCACCTCGGAATCCACCAAAGTCATTAATAGTAACAGTAACAACTTGACCATTAGCAATAGTACAAGTAGCAGCTGCAGAAACTGCACCAGCTTCTGGGTTACCACCAGCAAATGTAACTACAGGAGCAACAGTATATCCAGAACCACCGTTACTAATATTAATTTGGAATACAACACCTTTTCTATATTCAGTTGATTGAATGCGTCCAGTAGTTAAACTACCAGTAAGGATGTCACCGATGGTGAATGTTAAAGCAGGATCTGGGTTAAATCCAAGGAACAGACTATCATTATCATTGTTTAGAATGAATGATGTTGATGTATCCTGTTGAATTGCAATGTCACCAGCAAGTGCTCCTTCTAGTGCAGTTCTTTCTGTTTGGTTTGCAACAGTGAAGACACTGAATGGTCTGAGTGCTGGAATCTGATCAATAGAGATCTTACCAGAATCAGTAAGTTCAACCAATGCTCTAGGAACAGCGTTCGTAGAATATGGTTTGTTGATGTAAGGTCCTAAAGCATTAGTGATATAATCTTTAACTGCCTTTTGTGTAGGTAGTTTAGAATCACTAGAGTTAGCACCACCAAGTGTGTTGGATGCGTCAAAACCAGTAACAACAACGTCACCACCTTTCAGTTTCAAGAATTCAACTTCAGAGATCGTAACCGTACCAGTGAAGGTAATGTTACCAGTTCTGTTTTCGATTCTAGCGAAAGTACCAACCTTAAAGTCACCAAGTTCATCAGTACCAGAAACATATACACGACCGTAGTTTTCAGATACCTGTTCGTATGCTTCGACTTTAGTACCACCGTTCTCAGGAAGAGCTAGGTAGTTAGTTCCTGAACCCGCAAATTCCCACGTATGAGAAGAAGAGTTAACAATCGATGGTCTGTGTAAGTTAATTGTTTTACCAGACAGAATACTGGTAGATACTGCCTGACCAGTTGCTATATCTGTAAGATCCATGGCACCACCTGTGCCATCATCAATAGTTAATTGTGCAGAGAAAGGAGGACCAACTGTAACTCCAGCTACAACATCAACAAAGTATTCAATATCTACATTAGTGTTTCTATATCCATCAATCTTAACAACATAATGCTCTAATGGTTCTCTACCAAGTCCACTAAGTGTTAGGATAGTTCTACCAGTAGGAGTAGAAGAAACATTTGAAATCGTTGCAATATCAAATGCATATGGGTCCTTACGGAAACCTATACCTCTTAATGCAAATGTACCAAAGTTGGTAGCAGAGTTAGTGATTGAGCAGTAACCACCAGATTCAGCAAGAACACCATCAGCACAGAAGATAACGAAGACAGAAACTAACTGAGTATAACCATCGTTGATAACCTTATATCCTGTACCACCAAAAGATACAATCGTGAATGCAGATGCAACCATCGACTTACCCTGATTGGGGAAGGATGCTGTTCCGTCTAACTCAAGACCAGGGAATGGGCAGTTGGGTTGTTTAACCTTGGCACCATCAACCTCAGCACCGCCACCACCTAGGAAGGAGATAACAGATGCGTTCTGGGTGTATGGAGATGCCTCGATAATTGGATAGTCATCGTAATCACCACGAATTGCTAGTCTGTTGTTATTAGCATCAGAAACAAAGTTATCTGGATACGAAATAATTTGTGAAGTATCATATAGAGAATTGCTAGTTCTAGATGTAGCACCAGAAAGAACTGTTCCATCTAAGATATCTTCAAAAAGATCCATAGATGTATTGATGGAAGAAGCAACGTTAGAACATTGTGAAGTTTGTCCCGTGCTGTATACAAGTACAGAGTTGTTAGTTGTTCTAACAAATGTATGTGCAGATTGTGGTAAATGCTTGAGGCAATTAGTTGCAGCAGTTACGAATGTATGTGCAGATTGTGAAATCTGAGTAATTGATCCTGCAGCACCACTTACAAAAGTATGTGCTTCACCAGAAGCAGCACCACCAGCTCCTACGTTAACTGTAACAGTTCCAGTTTGTCTCTCGATACCATTAGCTAATGCACTTACAAAAGCATGTGTGCCTGTGTAAGAGGAAAGACCAGTATTAATTTCAAAAGTATCGGTAGTTACATTACTAATTTGTACCCATTTGTTACTCAACTTATCATAGTTGGCACGAGGATATGTTTTGTTTACTGAATTTCCATCCAGATCACAAGTAAAAGTTAGACTATCGTTAGCAATTTTTACATAATCTCCATTTGCAAAATTATGTCCAGCACTTGTTATAACTAACTTTCCACTAGATGCTGTGTAGACAGCATTGGTAGCTGTATGTTGACTAGAAGAAACTGCTGTGATATTTAAAGATGCACCTGAAGCGGGGTCAGATGGTCTTGGATATGTTTCTACAGTTGTATTACCATCACCATTATAGTCACATGTAAATGCTAGAGAATTATCTAGAATTACAATTCCTTTATTAACATCAAGACCATGCTGAGTTCCAAGTTCTAGAACTAATTCACCAGTAGATGCATTGTAGGTAGTTCCTGTTTGTGCAGTAAGTAATTTATTTGCAGGAGATACACCTACGTTTAATGTAATAGTTGTATCACTTACACTATCGATAGGTATAGATCTCAATGCGTATGGGTCATGACCTGCTCTTGGATATGTTTTAGTAGCAGTATTTCCATCCATCGTACATGTGAACGATAGACTATCAGTATCAAGTACAACACCTTCACCAATACTAAGTCCATGACCAGTACCAATAGTTAGAACCAGAGCACCTGTAGCAGGATCATAAGTTGCATCACTTGGAGTCCACTGTTGATCAGGACCAGATACGCCAACATTAATTGTAAATGTATCTGCAGATGTTGATGTTACTGCCAGAGCATTGCCATATGCAGTTTGACCAGATTGAGGTAAACTATGCTCAGTGGCATTACCGTCCATTGCACATGTAAATGTGAATGATTCTGGAGAAAGACTAATACTATTACTTGTAGTAACACTATGACCTGTCACAGTCATTGTGAAATCACCATTAGCAGGATTATAGGTAGCTGTTGATGGTGTATGCTGTGCTATTGGAGCGCCTGCATTTGGATCTGGAAGAATATTCCAATCTTCAAATCTTGGAATAGGTGAAGTTAGTACAGTAGGATTGTAAACAATAATAGTTCCATCTGTTACTGCACTTACAAATGAATGTGATGAACCAGAAGCAGCTCCTGCATTACCAACGTTACAAGTAACTGTGGTGACACCACCAGAAGATTGAACATTAGTGATGGCATGACTCTTGCCATAATTATCATCAGTTTTTAATGGACTTGAGTGTGTTCCAGTAACACTGTTATATGTACATTGGAAGGCAATTGCTTCTTCTTTAAATGCAATTCTATCTCCTACATTAGGAGCAATGAGAGGATCAGGGAAGATTACCTCTAATGCACCAGTAGAAGCATTGTATGTTGCGTTAGTTGGAGTGAGATCAACATATGATCCATCAGTCCAGTTACGCATTGCTGCGATAGCATATGTTTTAGCTCTTTGATATGCAAAGATAGTTTCTGCTCTTTGTGCTTCTGGAATGCCAGTTAAAGCAGTTTGTGTAAAGTAAGATTCGGCAGCTATAACAATATTCTCATTACCACCAAATGTTAAATCTTTTGCTAGGTTACTTAGCGTAATACCAAGATCTCTTTTACATTTTCTTTCGTTTGTGTTATCAAGTGAGAATAATGGGAACTGACCTAATGTATCACGTAATGCTTGATCAGCAATTAGATACTTATTCCTTTCAATTAAGTATGCAGCATCCAGATAAGTTCCATTTTGATTCTTGGTAATAAGATCAACCCAAAGGAATGATAAAGTATCAATTGCAGATTTAACATCAGCACAAGCTGGAGTACCCGCAGTTGCTGTGATGACTGTATCATCAAAGTATCTTGTTACAGAAGAATATACAGGAGAATAAATTGGATCTGATGGAGTACCGTCACCAGTTCTCCAGTTTCTCATTGCAAGGATACAAAGTTCTCGTGCATATTCAATCGCACGGAAGTTTTGAACAATTTCATCCTTGATGTATGCAATATCACCACCAAGAATATACTTCTTAGCTGCTTCAATAATGTTGAAGTTTGAACCAAATTCTAAATCTCTTACTAGAGCATTAACAAAGTGAATAACGTCTTGGCGGCATTGCTCATCACCGTCACTTCCTGTGTTATCTCCACTAGTTGGGGAACTATAAGAAGGGTAAGTTTTTTGACCAGCATCACAGGATAGTAGAATGTCTGCTAACTTAATGGTATCATCTTCTACTAAAGTTGATAAAGCAGAATCTACTGTGATAGTTGCATAACCTGTTATGATATTATCGTAACTAAAGTTAGTAATATTTACAGTTGTATTTTCAAATTTAACTGTACCACCAGAAACATAAGTATGAGTTACTGGAGTCTGACCTAAGAATACTTTAAATGTATCTCCACCACCAGTGATTTCAGATACCTGATAATAGTCTTTAGCAAATTGTCTATTGATTCTTCCTACAACTTCATCTGCAATAAACTCTCTGTTATTACGTAGGAATACACAAGCATCTTGGAATCTTCTTTCTACAGGAGTAGATAGAGGGAATGTGTTTGGTGAGTTTAGTAGTGATAGAGTAATTACTTTTGAAAAACTCTTAACAGTTGCAAATTGACCAGGATCTAAGTTAGCATCTGTGATAGATGGAACTTTTTTAGGAATTACAAATCTTCTGCAGCGACCATCTGCATCTTCTAAGACTTTATAAATTCTTTGCTTACCATTTAGAAGTGATAAGTCAGGGTTTGAAGTAGGAAGATTTTCAATTAAAATTTCCTGACCTTCTTTAAACTCGTGAGTATTTGTTCTACCAACTAGTGCGTTAGTATAGAAGACAACACCACCAAGATCTTCTGCATTACCAAACTGAGCATTTTGGAAACCACCTGTTGTAATACTTGGATCTCCTTGTAAAGAGAAATCAAGTCTAGAAATAGGTAGAGTTGTGGTGTAATCTTCATCTACTGCTACAACCTCACCTTCTGCTCGAATTGATTTAATAGCAGTAGTGTCAATATTTTCAGTTTGTGCAGTAGCTTGATTGATTGCATATGTACCACCAACACCAGTTGCATCCCATGTGGGAGCATTTAGAATTGGGAAGAATGTTACATCCCAAATATTACTTGCAGATTGCGTAGAATCAATCGCAGAAACTTCATAGAATCCTGTAAAAGCATTACCTGTGGATGGTGTTCCTACTAATTGTACTACTGTACCACCAGGAATAGTTCCAGTTGGATCTTGTGTAAATCGTAAAGTGTTTGGTCCCTGTTGACCAGTAATAGCAAGGTTGATAGCACTACCTGCACCAGCAGATGTGATATATGAGAATTGCTCACCTTCAACAAAGGAACCAGATTGTAATTGGACATCAATTGTACCATTTACATATGCACTAGCACCTATTGTAGTTGCAAATTTAACGTCAAATATTTTTGCTCTAGAACCAGTGTTAACACCTTTTACAATTAAACCAGATACTAATGTAGCAAGACCTGTATTGTTTTGGAAAGAAACACGGAACTGCTGTGGTCCAAAAATTTGATGACCAACTGGGAATGATGTACCAAAATCACCATTAGCTTCTCTGTCAACGATAACTCTTTGCTTATCGTCAAAGACCATAGCAAAATCCCAAGTAGCAACTGCATCGCCATTGGAATCAATTTGGTCACGATAAGTAACACCAATTACATAGTTCTTATCACCAAACTTAACAATGTGTTTGCCAGGATTAGCAGGACGAATGATGACCAAACGTAGGTTATCACCAACGATGGAAGAATCGGGTGGTAGTGAAATTGGGTTATCTTCTACATAATCACCACCAGATACAATAATAGTTTCTTTAACACCAGGCGTTTTCCATGCCTCTTGTGCTGCTTTTTTAATTGTTCTAACAGGGTTTACAGCAGATCGACCATCATTAAGGTCAGAACCAATCTGTTGTGAAACGTAAATACGACCACCAACGTCATTCGTTGCTAGGTTGAGGACGTATTCTGTAGTAGCAATCTTGTCTGATCTATCACCCAATAGAGGTGTAATAGATCTTGGGAATACACCAGAGTCTCCAGTATCATTATATCTAAACTCATTTGGATCGTTGACGCGGAAACCAATGTGTTTGAAGTCAACATCACCGTTTTTGATGATACCATCAACGTGTTCTGGAGCTTCAGAACCAGTTTGACCAGTATTTAATGCTTGATAAACATTAGCTCCAAAATATCTGTAAGAATCTTTTTGTAGAATAACATTAGCAGACCATAAAATGCCTGTGTTATTCATGTAATTCTTCAGGTTTGGACCCCTGAAGTTAGCATCTGGAGTAATAAAGTTGTCAATATCTAGGTTTAGAATTCTTGCCGTATCAGAAATGATAGACGTAGATGTTCTAATAGCACCATTAATATCAAGTTCATAATCAACAGTATCAAGGAAAGCAGTAGCAGTAGCACCAGAACCACCACCTTCAGAAATAGTAACAATTGGAGCAATGGTATATCCGCTGCCAGGATTATTAACAGCAATTGTAGTTACTTTGCCATTAAAAGTAAATGCGGAAGCAAGAGCTTGTATACCACCAGCAGCATTAGGAGGTCCGATAGTTACTGTTGGGTTTACAGTAAATCCACTACCTGCAGTGTCGAGAACGATATTATTAACTCTTTGCCCAGTTCGGTTAATACCGACACGGGGTAATTGCGTAGTAGAGTCTAACTCAGTTCGCAAGACTTCTTTTTCGTCTGCTCCTGTGCCAACTCTAATCGTGGCTTCATTATCACCGATAAGTTTAGGATTTACGCCCCTAATCTTTTCTTTATCGGAATTAATATGAAAACTCATGGTGTTCCCGTGCTTTTGACTTTTTTCCTATTCTATATTTAGCATCAAGCCCATGCAATACTGATAACTTCTGTGGATGAAACCCACTTAATAGTTGCAGTTGTACCAGCTCTTACTGTGTTATAGCTAAAAACGTTTGTTCCACCAGTAGGTTCAATCCCCCAAGTTTCACCTGTAGGAATATCATCTTTAATTACTGTTTGGAAACTAGACATAATATTTACATTTCCTGATCCATCACATGAGACCGCAGTCTCAAATTTGACAGCATATACAGTTCCTGAATCATTAACTGCAATGATGTTTCCTGTGACAAAATTTAAAGTAGAATTTGCAATAGGAATTTTTGTTCCTAATCCATCCAAGTCAAGAGTAGAGGTGTTAAGACCTCGTAAAATATAACGAGTTTGTGAACTATCTGTGAAATGCCTGTTCTTTACTTCTAGAGTATTAAAATCTTTTGCATTTCTTTCTTCATCAACAATAACAGTTTTGCCGATAGCAAATCCACCTTTAGAATCAAATTTTTCGGTTGTAGTTGCCATTTTTATTTCTTAGTAATAGTAGATACGATAGTGATCTCGATTTGATGACCAGTGGTGAGGTCTGATCCAACTGTAAAATTGATTCTAGCAAAGTTGCCAGATGTTCTTTCAAAAGTAGGGACAATTAGTTGTTGTCCTGTTCTGACATTACCATACTCTGTATGGAAGATGTCTGTTCCATTATCTATAATACCAAACTCAAAGAATTCTCTATCATTATTATTTAAGTTCTCAGCAACTACAACTGTCTTAGCTCCTACCGCTGCTTGAGCATCGTAGATATCAGATCCACTGGAGTTTGCAGAACCTTTTGTTAGAGTTACTTTTTCTGTCAAGATCTTAGTGTCTGCAAGTTCAAACTCTTTGAGATCTCCATCAAAAACTTTTACTCCAGTAAAGTTACCTGTACCAAATGAGGTATTGAAATAAACATCACCTTGATTGTCAAGTCTAAGAACTGGGTCAACTGATAAACCACCTGAAAGACCTAAGTCAAAATATTGCTTACTGGTATGTAAGAATGTTCTATCTGTTTGAGTATTATCAAGAGTTGTTTCAGCATTATCAAATGTCATCAAGCTTGCTGTAATTTCAAACTCGCTAGATGTGCTTGAGATAATAGTATCTACGCTGTAGAATTCAAGTGCGGATGCGGTAAGACGCATCGTATTTGTTCCATCATTGTAGAAGTATAATATGTTTTCGTTTGCACCAGGTGCAGTTTCGGGAATAATATAAGTGTTTTGATCAACGTCTTTTACTCCACCAAGAGAACCCCAGTTGGTTCCGTCATATCCTTCAAACTGACCAGCAGTTGTATTGAATCTAACACCACCCTGTATTACTGAACCTCTGTCTGCATCAGAACCAGATGGAAGTGCTAAACTGGTATTTGTATTACATACAATTTTCTTACCAGAGTTTGGTTGTAAAGTAATATCATTAAGATCTGTAGAGATAATGTTATCTCTAAGTCTTAAATCTCCATTGATTACTAAAGGAGAAGAACCTAATGGATCTAATCTAATTTCTTCAACGTCAACAAATGTTAGAGGACCAACTGCAAGACCCCAGAAAGTTAATGTGCAGCTACCATTAGTTACAGCACCACTTGTATGTGTAGGTTCATTACCACTTGTAGCAGTGTTACCTGCTACTGTAACTTCGTATAAATTATTTTTGTGCTTTAGATATGCACCAACTAGTACAGGTGCATTAGCAATCCAATCTGTAAATGCTGGAGCAGATGTATTTGCAGACTTGATAGTCTCATTAGTTCTAAACTCTAATTCATTTGGTGTAAATTTAACAGTATTAGATCCATCATTGTAGAACCAAAGTGTGTTATCATTAGAACCAATTGAAAGTTCTGCAGTAATGTAAGTATTACCATCTAGATCTCTAATACCACCAAGTGAAGACCAAGAAGAGGAAGAAGCACTATAACCTTCATATTGATTACTATCTGTGTTATATCTGATCGATCCATTTTCTGCGGCACTAGCACCAGGACGTTGTGCAGATGTACCAGCAGGAATGTTGATAGAACCAAAACCAGTAACTTTGGTGACCTTACCAGTAGGTGCAGTTAGAACTAGGTCACTACCAGCATCGGTAGAAATAACATTATTCTCAATAGTTATTTTGTCATTGATATTTAATTTATCTGTAGTCTTAAGTTCACCCGAAGTAAGAACGTTACCGTCTGCCTGAGTAACAGTCAATCCACCAACTGTAAAGTCTGCAGTAGACTCTACAGAAGTTCCTGTTAAAGTAAGAGCAGCATCTGAGGTAATTAATGGAGTTGTAACGCTAGTGGTTGCTGCAACAGTTGTAGAAGAAACATCAGGAGCACTGAGAGTATCAATAGTACCTTCAGTAGCTTTAATATCAGCAACAGTTACCTCACCAGTAAGAACTTCCATTGTGACGATATTCACAGATGAAATATCCGTAGCTCTTAGAATTAATCCACTACCAAATACTTTAGGATTATTTGGATCAATGGTGATTAATGCTTCTTGATTATCTTCACCACCTTCATTTTCATGACCAATACCAGAATTACAGAAATAGTAAAGGTTTGGAGTTACAGAAGTAACAGTTAGATCGAGATAGTCATTACCTTTCTCTACACCATCAGTATATTCAACACCAGAGAAATTAACAACCACAGCACCTGCTGTAGTTGGAAGAAGAGAAACAGTTACTTGAGTAGCACTATCAATAGAAACAACTCTTGTATCAGATGCTAATACACCAGCACCGCTAACAGTTGAAACAAGCATTCCTTCTACAATTCCTGTAGTGGATGCCACGGTTAGAGTATAACTAGCTACATCTAATGTTGTGCTAACATTCTCTACTAAACTTGGAGCATATGGTCCGTCTCTAAATTCACTAAGAGCAAATTGGTGACCAGATACACTGTTATCACTCAAATCAAATCTATAAGTGTTACCAACATAAATTGTCCACGATGGAGTAATTTGTGGTCCAGATCCAACGTCAATTAAGAATCTAAATTCAAGAACAGATGCTGTATCAACTGTATATTGTGTTCCAGCAGCACCAGTCTTAACAAATGTATTTCCAGAAGTAAATAAAGTTGCTTGATCTACTTCAATTAAGATAGTAGAAATATTACCACTGCCATCTAAAGCAATATCTACAATTGTAACTGGGGTGGCAACATTTACGGTGTCTGCTGTAATTGTAATATCATCTGCAGGCGTAGCTCCACCAATTAAGTTACCAGCAATAGTTAAAGTATCACTATTAGAGTATCCTAGACCAGCAGCATTGAGAGTTACGCCAATAATTAAACCATTGGTGCTTCTCTCTACATCAAATGTTGCACCACTACCACCACCAGCAGATGTTGATGCAACACCAGTAAATGATCCCTGCTCATCTGATGTGAATGTTAGGTTGATACTAGCAGTTTGAAGGAATGCAGCAGATAGTGTTACTTGAGTTGCACTATCAACAGATGCAACAGTGACATTAACTCCAATGTTACCACTTGCGTCTTCTGTTACTTGGTCTCCAATATTAATACCAGTCGTGTCTGCAAGAGTTGCAGTAAACTGTCCTTGGACACAACTACAAGCAAGAGGACCAGTTGTAGCTGGTGTAATATCACCACCAGTAAATGAAATATTTGTAATATCTCCAGCTAACTCTTCTAGTGTATCGCTACTAGTAATTGTTGTACCAGCAATAGTTTGAATTGCAGTAATCTTTTGAACGTCTTTAACCGTTACTGGATAACTGATAGGTTGAGTTAGGTCACCAGCATTTGCTGTAAACTCATCATCTGCAGAGTAACCGTTACCTACGTTAACTAAAGTGAAACTTCCTACTTCGCCAAGAGTGTCAATTGTGTAACTAAAATCGTCCGCTGGGTCGCCAAATGCAGGAACAAAATTAACAACAGTCGGTCCAAGTGCAGTTGGAGCATCTGATAATGTAACAGTGGTAGCACTATCAACGTTAGCAATAGTTGTGTCTGCTGTTAATACACCTGTACCACTTACTTTTTCTACTTTATATCCAATAGAAAGTCCTGTTGTATCTGCAAGAGTAAGTTCGTTTGGATTTGAAGTAGAGAACGTTACATTTGCTGCACCAGCTACAATTGGATTTGAAGACAGTGTTAATTGTGTTCCACTATCAATAGATACGATTGTGGTTGCCTGATCAAGTTGTCCAACGTCTCCAGCAGCTCCATTTGCGTTTAGTCCTGCTTGTAAACTAGATGTATCTGAAATAGTAATCTGAGCACTGCCTGTGCTTAGAGTTGCAGAGAATGCTGCAGATTCGCCAGGTAAGTATACAGATTGATTTGCAATTTGTGCAGGTAGTCTTAGTACATCACCAACTTGATATCCAGATCCTCTGTCATTTAGAATAAAATTAGTAAGATCACCAGGAACATTGGTAACTGTAAATTGGAACCCAGATCCACCACCATTTCCTACAGTAGAATCAGCTACGCTAAGTACATCTGTATTTTGGTAACCAGCACCACTATCAGTAATTGTTACACTAGTAACTGTACCTGTATTAACAACGTTGTTAACTGTGTAAAGGAATCCAGATCCTGTTCCGCCAATATTTACAAATGCTAATTGTAGTCTATCTCCATTTTTATATGTGATACCTGGATTAGTCCAAGTAACATCACTCACTATGCCTCCTGAAACAGTGACATCAGCAAAACCTTGCCATCCATAGTAAGTATAAGTTGATGTGTCTTGTAGGGTAATATTACCGCCTGCAGGACCCATTCCAGGATGGTTTGCACAATCATAACGAACAATTTGAGTACCTGTATTACAATCAGGTTTCATTACAACATCAGTAAAGCATCCTGCCTGACCATGAACACCAGCAGTAAACCATTCAAACTTATCTCGGAAGTCAATACCGTTGCCATTAGCAAGTTGGAAAGTTAATCTATGATCACTTCCTGCTTGTCCTGGATTAGCTCCTGCTATTGATGCGTCAGAAAGATCAAACCTATACGTGTTACCAACATCTAATGTCAGTTGAGGTTTATCTGCTCCATCAATGTTGTAGATAAAGTTTGGTTCACCTGCTTGTCCCGCATTGGGGTTAGCTACAGAAGTAACAACAAATGTTTGAACTGGTTCGTTGAAGAAAGATGATTGAGAATACACTGCGTCAGTGTATCCAGAACCAGCATTGGTAATAGTACCAGATGGTGTTGATGATCCATCAATTTCAATGGTAGCTTCTGCTCCAGATCCATTCCCTCCTGTAAGAGGTACTGCAGTATAAGTTCCTGGAAAATAAGCAGAACCAGCAGTTGTAAGAGTACCTTCAAGAGCAGTAATCGTGAAACTAGCAGTTGCTCCAGTTCCATTGCCTCCACCAAGAGGAATTGTTAAATAATCGCCAGGTGTATAACCAGTTCCAGCATTTGTAATAGAACCATCAAATGATAGAACTTCAATGTCTGCAGTAGCGTTTTGTCCAGTACCACCAATTAAAGGAACTTCTGTATATGTACCAGTATCATATCCACTACCACCACTAACTAAAGTAACTAGCGATTGTGCTAGTTTTCTTTGCTGAATATTAAAATCTTGATATGCTGTAAGTTCTGATAACTTATAGTCAATAATTTTCTTACCACTATTGACAAACCCTAGAGTTTTTATACCAGCTTTGTAGATACCTAATTGTGTATCTGTACTAAACTTAAGTGAAGGATCGCCAACTAGACCGTCTCCTAGTTGTAAGTTACCTGTTGATAGATCACTACCACCAGATGTGACGTTGAAAAGAGCTGTGCTAAGTTGATTGATCTTTTGCCTTTGAGACTCAAAGGTATCAGTCTTAGCTACGTTAATTGCTGGCATTTTTTATTAATCCGTGCAGTAGTGATTTGAGTTCAGAGACTTCATTCTTCAATGTATTTATGTCGTCCAATGCGGAACTTAACTGCATAGATTTCCTTCTTGCAGCTATAGCAGAATCGTCCAAATTCAAGATGGCACCAGTGTTTTGGTCTCTTACGAGACCATCATGTCCATCAACTTTTACAAAGTCCATATGCGGAAATTAGAATGCAGCAACTGCACGGATGTCTTGGATCTTAGGTACATATGCTGGATCCACACCTTTCATTACAATTTTGATTGCAAACGATGAATATTCTGGTAAATTTGATGCAGTATATTTAAGATCTTGATATGCAGATTGCTTCTCTACAATTCCAGAAATTGTGTTTTCACTAGTTGCAATTTCGTATGTGTCTGGTTCTCCTTTTTTATTAAAGTAGATCCAATCAATATCGTCAAAGTTTTCTTGACTTGATGCTTTCTTAAACTTATAGAATACTTCTAAGTTTGAAATATCTTTGACGTTTGCAAGTAGATGTACATCAATTGCAGTAGCTGGACTTGTAATGGAAACTTCTTTGGTTATATACTTAGCAACAGCAGATCCATTCTTAGATGTATCTTCACCAACAAAGTCTAAACCATTTGTATACATTACTTTACCAACCTCAAGATATGACTTCTCTTCATCTGGTTGATTAGGATACTTAACAAAGTCTCCTACACGGAAGATATCAGCAATTTGATCTGCAACAACAGCATTTCTATTATATAAAGCACTATCAATAATTCTATCTGTGAAGTTATTATTGATAGGATTCGCATCAACTCTTAAAGTTAACTTTTGTGTTTGACTATTCCAGATAGTAGCTTTACCAGTGATAATATTATCATATGTCTCTAACATAACAGATGGATTGCGTGCTACGATAGTTGCAGCATCTGCAATAGTTGTTAGAACTTGAGTTGGATTTGAATCTACTGTAACTGCACTAAGACCTAATTGATTTCCTAGAGTTACAGTTTCTCCTTTCTGGAAGAATTGACTTGTCTTAACTCTTACGTATACAACTTGACCGACAACTCTAGCAATAGTTCCTACTGCTTTGGTAGTAGATCCTTTGATTGTCTGGTTATCTTGTAGATCAGTACCACCATTACCCGCAAGATTAAATTGATAAACTGGATAGAATTCAATAACTTGATCTCTTCTTCCAAATCTATCTTCTTGTCCAGTAGCATTTTCAATTCTATTTGATACTGTTTTAACAGTAGCACTAGAGAGATCAATAATTGGACTCAAATGAGACACAGTAGACGATAGAGTCATCTTATATGTAAGTGACCGAGATAGATTGTTTAAAGTTTCATTAATATTAGATGCAATAAACTTCTGATTAGTGAAGTAATGTGGTTCATTCAAGAAAGTCTTTTCATAATCAGGTTGTGAATATGAAGTATAGTTAGTTGTAGTAGAGTCTACTGGAACAACATCAGTTGTTTTAACTTCTGTTGATAAAGTAGTTCCAGTAAATGATAGATAAGAAACTTGTGGATATAGAGTTTCATACTTTCTGTTTGTAGATGCATATACTGCAGATCCACCACCAATAGAATTACCAGCAGCTTGAGAACTAGAAATAATATTATATGAATCAATACCAGAATTACTTACTTGGAATAATGTGCTATTTAAAACTGATGATGTAATACCACCTGTTTCTAATGCAGTCCTATAGAAAACATAAGAACCACCAGTATCTTCAAAACTGTGATCTCTATGATTTACTTTAACAATAGAATTATTATTCTTGAATAACTTAGAACTGGAGTTGGTATTAGCACTTGCGTTTGTCTCGAATGGATTTTGATCTAGAAGTTCATAACCAAGACCTTTATTCTTAACTAGAAGTTCTGCTGGTCTAGTTGTATCAAACTGAGCACGATACATAGTGAACTTAAGATCCTCGAAGATATCTTCAGTCCAACTTTCGGTATTCTGGGAACGGTATACCGAACCTAGAGATGGTTGAGTTGTAATAACCGTACTTGTAGCAATATCAGTATCACCAAGTTTAGAAGACCATAGTTCATAATCAATCGAATCTGTTTCAACAATAAGAGCATACTCTGTATTATTTTGTAGATATACAGGATAATCAAATGCAAAGTGTGTAGGTGTGGTAGATTGAGTTACTCCTGTTTGATCAGTAGCTACACCCATTCTAACTGCAGGTGTGTCAATCTCGATGAATGTCTGAATTTCACATCCTCCAGCACCATTACCAACACCTTTAATAACAACAGAAGGTGCTTCTGTATATCCAAAACCAGATAGCGAAATCTCAGTATTGTAAATCTTACCACCTGATACTTCGATTCTTGCAGTAGCAGTAGAACCACCAGGTAATTGTGGACTCTCAATAGTTAGAATTGCACTGTCATAGTTAAGACCAGTATTTGTAACTCTAATATCAGATAACTTACCACTATCTTTTGCAATAGCAAGAACAAAGTCTGTTGCATTTGTTGCATTTGCAAGAGTTACAGACGGAATAGTTAGGTCTTCATTAGGACGGAAAGATTTTCCATTGTGGTTGCTTAGAACTACAGTATAAACTTGCTCATTGGTGAGACTATATTTACCAGATGCAGTAGCTACTAGTTCTACATTATTCTTATCAAAGATCTTGAGGATAGGACCAGAAGCAGCAGAAGATGCACCAGTTACATTTTCTCCTTGGGTAACTGACATATTTCCACTAGCAAAACACTTGATAAAAGTATTTGGAGATAAGGTTTTTTCAGAACCAGGAATAATATTCTTGGCAGGTTTCTCTGCATCTACATTGGTGATGTAAGTCTTAACAGGAATATTTGTACTCTTCTTACTGAAATATAAATCTAGACCAGTTACGAAACATCCACCATCTAAATTTTCAATTTTAAATGTTTGAGCTAGTGGATTTGGTCTAATAGGATTGTCAGTGTTACTTTCAATAAACTGAACACCCTCATTAGATTTAAAGATTGATGGTTTTGTAGATACAATACTAGAGGGATTTTCTGGTAAAATACCAGTAGCATAATACTTAATTTCTGTATAAGAATCTACACCAAGTTTTGATTCATTAGTTGCACTAGAAGTAAATCTAAATGTTAGTTCACCAGTAGTGAAGTTTAATTCTTCTGCATCTTCATCATAAGATACAGTATCAACATCTCCAGACCATGTAGCATTTTGTGTTGGAGGATTGCCAGCAGGAATAATAATCAAACCAGATGCATTACCATATTCATCTGTAGTAATTGTTCCATTAAATGCAGATAGTGAGTTACCAGCAATGCCAGTATATCTCAAATCAGGATTGACCCAACGACTAATATCTCTTCCTTCTAAGAACACATAGATTTTAGTGTTGGGTTTCATTCTACCAATTTTAAATTTAACAGGAAGACTTCTAGTATAGAAAGCTAAAGATGTAGAAACAATGTTATCACCAACAATTTTAGTCTGTACACCTTTTCCTACCTCATTATTTTGAGGACTAATATTAGAAGAACTACCAACCGATGCTGATGTTACAGAAGTAGATGCAATTTGAGAATTAACACCACCTAAAGAATTAATTGATGTAAATGTCGAAGATGCTCCAACCCAATTGACTACAAAAGAATTAAAGAGACTGGAGAAACTCTCTTTTACATTTTCTTTAGCTAGGAAAATATTAAAGAGATCTGTGTTTGTATCAACAACTACAGGTTCTTCTGTTTGATCATACCATTGATCAATAGCAGGAGAAAGATCACTATCACCAACATATTGAAGAACAACAAATGGATTTGGATTTAATTTTCCAGAAGCAAAACTATTTCCTAATAGAGATAGTGGAGAGTATGGTAGAGTTACCATATTACCAATTTTCTTATAACCAGAAACAGTTCTTTGATCTTCTCTAGTATTAACTTCTACGAGATTAATAGAATCTTCTTTTGCTTGTGGACGTAAGACACTTTGCTGACTGTCTACTGCACATCTGTAATCAAGAGAAGATAGATTGCCAACTCTATGTGCTTCAAAATTATCGACAAAGAATCCAGACTTAAATCTATCAAGTCCAATCTCATCCTTAACTTGCATGTTAAGAGCTTGCTGTTCTAAGATGCTGAGTGTAGTATAATACTCAAGACGCTCAATACGCTTCTCCAATTTACCAATGTCACGCATTGTGTAACGACGGTTATCAACTGGAGTAATCCTTACATCCTTACTGGTCTTTGTGAATGCAGGAATATGTGCATAGAAAAGAGGCACAGCATCTTCAATAGGATCTGGTTTGGATGGGTTGAGTGAAGAGTTACCTTCTTTGATGATAAAGTTTCCATTCTGATCTAAGAAGATACCATCAATACGATCCAAGTATTGTTTCTGACTGAAAGAGAATGTAAACTCTAGATTTATATCAGGAGCAGGACTACTTGCAATAATAGCACCAGAACCAGCAAAGGATCCTTGAGTTCGTTCTAATATTGCAGTATCAAGGAAACCAGGAATAATAGCAGTGGTATCTACTTTTGGTCTAAAATCAATAACATTTTTGAGTTCTGTAATACCAAGAACTGAAGAATTGAAGGAAGGAACTTCATCTTCAGCAACACCTGCATCATGCAGATAGCTATCGATTGTACAGAAATCACCTTGTGAATGCTCAAAGTAATCAAAAGCAATTACAAGTTGACCAGTTGTTTCTTCAAAACCAGGTTTTAGAACAATACGAGAAACATCATAGATTGTATCTCTCTGACCATCATCAAATGTATATCTTGATGTAACATCAGTACCAGAAATTAGATTACCAGCAGTATCAATCTGCGGTGGTTGAGAAGAAGTTCCCTCATAAACATATCTAAGTTTAAATGCATCAGAGTATGATAGAATTTCTACAACTTCTGTATCATAGTCTGTTCCTCTTAGAGGTACAACACGGTCACCAGCAGATGTAACTGTAATTCTCTTATTTCTAACTACAGTCTTAAGTCTTGGTTTTGCGTTAGATACTTCTAAAGTTGCAGTCAACTTAAGTTTAGGGAATGTTCCATTAGCAGGAATAGTACCAAAGTATGTTGTTGGTAACTGTAAACTAATACTACCAGAAGTAAGACCACTGGATGTATCAGTAGAAGAAGTAATCTCTACATCATCTTCTTCTAAAAAGATAATATCACCCTTAACAATATCAGGTGCATCACCAGGATCAATAACAGTAATAATTAAATTTTCTTCACTGAATGCAGCAAACCTTTGTGTTCCAAATGGTAATTGTGCAGCAAAAGTAATAACACCACCACCAGAAGATGCAGTAGTTACAAAATCTCTACGGAAGAAATATTTGATCTTGGTGTCATCGCCACCAGCAGAAACTTGAGAAATTTGCTTGCTTCCAGTAGAAAACAGAAGTGTGCCACTTGTAGAATTGTCTACCTTTGGACGTAACCTTACAATACTTGCATTAGTAACAGAACCTGGTAAAGCTGTGTCTAGATAAATTCTAGATTTATATGCTCCCTCTTGTTGTGTAGCAAATTGTACAATTGCACGAACTAAGTTGTTGTCATCGTCAGAGAATTGAATTAGATCTCCTTGTTGTACATCAGTAGATGCATCAGCACTAAAACTAGTAGACTCAACAAAAGTAGAACCCTGAGTACCAAAGAATGTATAATTTGTTACAGTTTTAATTTGTGAATACTTTTGACTGTTAATTACAACATCTGCAGAGAAACTATTTGCATTTCCTGAACCATAGGAACAACCAAGAGACTTGACATTCTGTGGAGTGTAAGTAGTTACTGTATCTCTATAAAGAACTGGAACAATAGCAGCAGCTGAATTTGGAGCTCCAGAAGCATCTGGATTCTTAGCTGTTACAGCTGGTGGTTGTGCATACTCTACACCAACAGCAGATCTATTGCTAATCGCTGCTTTATAAATTTTTCCATCAACACTCTTTAATAATTCAATTTTAGAATTATCATATTCTAATCCATTAATTAAAAGTGTTACACCATCTGCATATCCTAAACCTCTATTCTGCACAACAAAATGTGAGATAGTATTTTCTTTAGCAATTCTTACAGTATTACCATCTTCATCTCTAATTGTTTCACCAGGTAAAAATCTACCAGATAATGTTGTTACAAACAGAATAGTTCCTGTAGTGTATACACCTGAAGGTGTTCCTTCTACAACACCATAAGCTCCACTGTCTACACCAAAAACATACTTACCTTCATCATATCCAGCTGGAGTTGTCTCAACAATAATCTTGGTGAAGAACTGTGGGTCGAAATAAGAAATTCCAAACGTTGTAT